CCCGTCACAGTGGTGATACTTTCTTTTCCTACGTGCAGTCTATACAGGACCAGCAAGTAGCATGGGGGAGAGCGACAGGCTAAACGCCTACTTAGAGAATGTATCGGGTCTCCCATTCGAGTGGGGTACTCACGACTGCTTTACCTTTACTAACGGTGCCTTTAGGGCTATGTACGGTGTGGGCTATGCAGACGACTGGATGGGTCGTTATATGAATGGGTCCATGCCTCACGGTAAGCGTTCTATGATACGGGAGTTTAGATACTCTACAGTAGATGCAGCCTTGCAACATAAGATGACTAAGGTCGAACAACCCGTCTTTGGCAGTCTTGTCACGACAAAGAGGAACCAGAGGTGGGTAACTGGTGTAGCCCTTGGTATATCCCTTGGGTCTAGGAGTGTCTTCTTATCTAAAGAAGGTCTTATCAGATTAAACGTCGAAGACGTAGAAAGTGCATGGGTTCTTAAATGAGAAATAACCTACCATTCAATGTAATGCGTCATGCTAACTCTTGGGAGGTAGCTCCTAGAGACCCTGTAACTATTGGTGCCATGATCTTGGGTCAGACTGCTGCAACAGCTGGTGTGGCTATGTTCATTCAAGGGGCAGTGGGTTATATCGCCACCACTCTGGTTACTAGCGCCATTCTTAGCGTACTAGCTCCTAAACCAGACTTCGGTAGCGCATCTGGTAGCTCAGGGCTACTGGTGAACGGTAAGGGCGCTACAGAACCCTCACAGGTCGTCTACGGTCAAGTGCGCAAGGGTGGTACTGTTACCTTCATAGAATCTACTGGTGGCAACAACAAGATACTTCACCAGATCATCGTACTAGCCAACCATGAGGTTGAAGAGATTGGCGACATCTACTTGAATGATGAGATCGTCACTATGTCCAACGAGGATGTGACTTCTGAGCCTTACAATGGCTTCCTAAAGATATACAAGCACCGTGGTAACCAGACAACCAAGGAAAGCAACTTTGCTAATAGCACTAAGGACTTGTCTGATACCCTGATAGCAGAAACAAGCGTTGGTGATGACTTCGTAGGCAAAGGTATCGCTTACCTGTATTGTCGTTTCACATACGACCAAGACGCTTACACAAACGGCATACCTAACATTACCGCAGTGGTAAAGGGCAAGAAGGTAGTTAAGACTGTTAATGGCGTAGCACAAGCACCTGTATATACTAACAATGCTGCTTGGGTGATTAGAGACTACCTGACCTCTGAGTACGGACTAGACGATGACAGTATCGACAATGCTACGTTTGAGGCCGCTGCTGTTGTAGCGGATAAGACTGACGTTCTGTCGGACGGTTCCCCTCAGTATGTTGTTGATGGTGTCGTCAGCCTTAACCAATCTATCGGTGATGTACTCAAACAGATGATGACCTCCTGCGCTGGTACCCTGTTCTGGGGCGCTGGGCAATGGAAACTATACGCTGGTGCCTTCATCACACCGACTAAGACACTCACGCTAGACGATCTTAGGTCTGGTATCTCCCTTGACACGAAAGTGTCCACAAGGGATAACTTTAACAAGGTCACTGGTACGTTTATCGACAAGTCTCAGGATTGGGTCAGCGCAGACTACCCGCCTGTTGAGTCCGCTCTCTTTCTCGCTGACGACAATGGCATAGAGACAGCTGTTGACTTACCGTTACCGTTCACCACAAACAGCTTTGCAGCGCAACGTCTAGCAAAGCAGACACTGTACAGAAGCAGAGAACAGATGTCCCTGTCTGCGGACTTTGGCTTAAACGCCTTAGACGTTGAGGTTGGTGACTTCATTAAGTTTCGTAACGAGCGGTATGGTTGGGGTAGCGGCTCTGAGAAAACCTTTGAGGTAACAGGTTGGCGTCTTAACCCAGACCCAGAAAACCTAGACCTAAGAGTTAACTTGCAGCTTCGTGAAAGTAGTGAGGCTGCGTTTGGCTTTGGTGTTTCTGACGAACAAGAAATCTTGTCTAACAACACGACCCTTCTGAAATACTATGAGGTACCTTCTATTGGCCTTACAGTCTCGCAAGAGTATCGTGAGGTTAACGAGAACGTAGTTAACGTAATTGTAGTACAAGTTAACAGTGCTGATATTGAGCGAGTTGACTCTGTTATCCTTAAGTACAAGAAGACCTCTGACGCAACATTCAAGTCTGTTGGGCAAACAATCCTGCTTAACGAGGGTAACTCAGTTGGTAGGTTTGAGATCATTGGTGTAGATGCACCTCAAATCAATGAGCCACCAATCAACTACACTATCTCTGTAACACCAGTTAACGCTCTTGGTTTCAGAGGCCAAGCGGTACAGACAAACTACAACCTTACTGCGGATACGACACCACCAGCTGTACCTAGTACCCTTACACACCTACTGTCAGGGGGTAGTATCTTCTTTAGCTGGCCATCTGTTTCAGACTTAGACTTGTCACACTATAAGTTGTACTACTCTGCAAATACGTCAGCTAACTTTGGGGATGGTTCTACACTTGTTGTCGTCGAAAAGATCGCTAGACCTGCGACATCAATATCCTACCCTGCACTAGCTGGTAAGTTCTTTGTGACATCTGTAGACAAGACTGGCAATGAAAGCGCTGCCGCTACTTCTACAGTTGTAGGTGCTTCTGAATTACCTCAGCTTGGGGTTTCTACAACTCACACTGAGAGTCCCTCTTTCAGTGGCACTAAGAGCAACTTGACAGTATCTGGTGGCTCCTTGTTTATGACAAGCTACTCCACTTCTGGCTCTACAGGCACTTACAACTTTAGCCACAATGGTGCAAGCTACTTTGATGTCGGCACTAACCGTACAGTTCGACTTAGCACTGGCATAACAGTTTCTCGTAAACACCTAGATGCGGTTAGTGGCAGTGTAAACTGGGATAGCATACCGAATAACTGGGATACTTGGCCTAGCAACTTCGATACTTGGACAAACGAGACAGCTAACTTTAACGACTTCGCTGTAGTAATACAAGCTAGAGCTGCAACAACAGTAGCTGGATTGTCGTCAGCAACTTGGGTAACTGCATCTGGGGAAGCTATTGGTCGTTACGTACAGTTTAGGGCTATCCTATCTAACACTAATGCAAGAGTAACCCCGAATATAACAGCACTTAGTGCTACAGTGGAGTATTAACATATGTCACAACACGACTTTACCATCAATAACCAGACAGCGAGTAGCGCACGTAGTGACATTAACAATGCGCTAAAGGCTCTGGCCTCTAACAATAGTGGCGATGCCGCACCAACCACTACCTTCGCTAACATGTTGTGGTATGAGACAGATACTAATCGCCTGTACATGCGTAACGAAGCTAACACAGCTTGGCTTAACTTTGGTTACATCGACCAGACAGGGGGGTTAGAAATCCTAGACAACACCCCTGTAGTAACTACAGCTGGCACTCAAACAGGTGTCCTTGGGGATCAGACAACGGCAACTTGGCAAACTGGTACAGGTACTACACAGAGCCTTGTGTCTCCAGCTAATGTTAAGGCTTCTGTACTTGCTCATGCCCCTGCTACATCAACGTCTTTAAACGGTATTGGCACTTATGCTCACGTTATGAGGTATTCTTCTGTTGTCCACAATGCAGGTGACACAGTTGCTGGTAACTTGTTAGGTACGTGGGAACTTTATAGTTCTACAAACCAGTCAGCGGGAGGAGATTTCCCTATAGCAGCAGCTAGTAAAACAGTTACCTTGGGGGGGACATGGCGTTGGATGTCTAGTGGTTTGCTGACTGGCACCCGCACCCGATTTGGTGTAGCAGTGAGGGTTTCCTAATAATGTCGTACAAACTAGGAAAACGTAGCCTACAGAAACTGTCGGGCGTACACCCTGATCTTGTTGCTGTAGTTAAACTTGCCATCACAATCACTGAGCAAGACTTTACAGTGATCGAAGGTATCCGTAACATTAACCGTCAACGTGATTTGTATAAAGCTGGTAAGTCTACTACTATGAACTCACGACACATTACAGGCCATGCTGTTGATATGGTTCCTTGGCCTGTAGACTGGGAAGACCTTGAACGCTTCGAGGTTATGGCTGAGGCTATGAAGATAGCAGCAGAAGAGCTTGACATTCCTATCGTGTGGGGTGGTGACTGGAAGTCCTTCTATGATGCACCACACTTTGAGTTAGACAGAAAGGCTTACCCAAAATGAGTACAGAACCTTGGCACTTATCTAAAACAGTACCTGTGACCTTGGTATTTGCTATTGCTATGCAGACCGTAGCCCTCATCTGGTTTGTAGCTTCCTTAAATAACGCAGTGGAGTCTAACAAAGTCAGCATCGTTAGACTTGAGACTAGACAAGAAACACTATCTAACATGGTGCAGCAGCAAGCTGTAACCTCTGCACGTATGGATGAGAATATTAAAGCTATTCGTACTGCTGTAGAGGCTATGGCAGGACGATGAAAACATATAAACGTGAAGTAGCCCTTGTACTGTTCTTGTGGCTTGGCTATATTGTGGAAACAAAAGATGTTAATACTATTGAAATCTTGGTGTGGCCGATCTTTACGTTTAGTGCTTTGGCTTTCGGTATGGACTGGTTTGGTAAGTCTGGCGGGGTGCGGGGCAAGTCCTCTGAGCCTACTGACGGGCGGGGGACCGAACGTAGCAGCGAACACACAGGTCGGTAAAGAGAACAACCAGACTATTGGTGTCGTTAGTAACACACGACCACAACTACGTGTAGAGGCCCCCGTAGACACAGTGATACAGGATACTAGCACAACTAAGAACACTGAGGTTGACCCTCTCATGCTTATCCTTCTTATCTTAGGCTGGTTAGCCCCAAGCCCAAGTGAGATAAGCAGGAGTTTCATCAATCTATTCAGACGTAAGTAAGACACAAAAAAGCCGTAGGTATCCACTCAAGGACGCCTACGGCTTTTCTGATTCTAATTCCCTCGCAGGGTTACTCTGGCTCGTTGTCCCCCAGCCCTACCTTATCCATTGTCATTGCCAGACCTTGGTAGATCGTCTCAATGTCAGTCTCTACGATACCTAACTTGTAGGCGACCCACACGCTGATAACTAGGTTGACTAGGAGCAACCCTTCAAATAATGTCATCCGTTTGTCTCCAACTCAATAAGTCGGTCTTTGTACCACTCAGCCTTCTTCAAGTCCTCGACACCATTCTTATATCGCCATCGGTGTAGATACTTTGCGATATTCCCTCGGAGGTACCCAATGTATTCCTCTCGTGTCAGGAAGTCTTCGATGTAGTCGATACATTCAATCTTTCCTTGACCATAGTGGCTTGGTCGGTTTACAGGATTAAAGGGCTTACCCTTGTCTTCGTCATACTCATGCATTTTAGTTGCTTCCCATTTAGCCAATTAGATACCCTCTGCGTAGAATGTTTTGACCCACATTTTCGTAATGTCAGATCGGATGATGTCGTCCATGTTAAACTCAATAATTGGCACTGGCAGCATATACTTTTTAGCCATGTGAATAACCTTTGTGAGACCATCAGCTTCCTTTAGGTCACTCTGCTGCACATCACCGTTAAGAACGATTGTAGTACCCTCCCCAACTCGTGTCAGAAGCATCTTAAGCTCATGCGTAGT